GGTGGCGTTCGCTTCCGCTTGGGCTGCGCTGTCGAACGGCGGTTTTGAGGAGAACAGCCAGGGCAAGTGGGTGCGCAAGCGCAAGCCCGACGACAGTGAGGAGACCAGCAAGCGCCAGTTGACCGATGACGTGTTCACCACCGAGCAGGAGGCGCGGGCTCGTTCTGAGGCGCTGGGCTTTGCCGGGGCCATCCATACGCACGAAACGGCTGACGGCCAGAAGGTCTACATGCCGGGGGCGTCGCACGAGCAGTATTTGCAGGGCGCAGAGCAGGGCGAACCGCCCTCACCCGAGGCACCGCCGAAGCGTCGTGGCCCGCTGGGGCGACTCATGCAGGCGATCGGCGAGCTGCTGTCGCGCGACGAGGACGACGTGGAGCGGTCGATGGACGAGCATGAAGCGACATCGCAAAATGGCGTAATCGTCAAGGCAGACGAGGAACAGCGTATTGTCTACGGCTGGGCGTCGGTGGTCACGAAGGACGGCGAAGCAGTCGTCGACAAGCAGGGTGACATGATCGCGCCGGACGAGATGGAGAAGATGGCGACCGAGTTCATGATGTCGGCGCGCAAGGCCAAGGCCATGCACGAGGGCGAAGGCATCGGCGAGGTCATCCACTCCATGCCGCTGACCGACACCATCGCCAAGGCGTTCGGCGTCGAGAGCTCGCGCGAGGGCTGGATGATTGCCATGAAGGTTCACGACGACGAGGTCTGGCAGCGCGTCAAGCGCGGCGACCTGCGTGCGTTCAGCATCGGCGGGGAGGCCATGAGCGACGATGCCTAAGCGACTGCGTAACATCCGACTCGACGAGATCAGTCTCGTCGACGACCCCGCCAACCAGGGGGCACAGGTCACGCTCTACAAGCGTGATCACGAATACAGCGCGGGCGGCGAAGACGCCGACCGTACCGACGCCGGCTCGCCCGGCACCACCACCAGCAACGATGGAGGGCTCACAATGACCCCGCAAGAGCTGGAGAAGCGACTCGGCGAGCTGGAGGGCCAGAACGCCGAGCTGCAGAAGTCCGTCGACGCCGCACAGGCCAAGGCGGATGCTATCGAGAAGGCGGCGACCGACGCCGGCCTGACCGTGCAGAAGGACGACGACGGCAACGTCAGCGTTACCAAGGCTGCTGACGAGTACGTCGAGATCGACGGCGAGCGGGTCCACAAGGGCTCGGTCCCGGAGAGGCTGCTCAAGCGCCTGCAGACGCTCGAAGCCGAGCGTGAAAGCGATCGGCTTGCCAAGCGTGCGCATTCCGAGGTGCCCAACCTCGCCGGCACGGACGTGCAGAAGGGTCGGCTGCTCAAGGCCATCGACGAGATGCCCGACGAGGACCGCGAGGCGATGGCGCAGGCGCTCAAGGCCGCCGACGCCGCCGTCAAGCGCGCGTTCGACGAGGTTGGCCGCCAGCCCGCCGAGGACGAGAGTTCCGCGACGTACAAGCTGAACAAGCGCGTCGGGGAGTTCCAGTCCGAGCAGGGCTACAAGACCCGCGAGCAGGCATACGCGGATTTCGTGTGCACGGGTGAGGGCGCCTCGCTCCTCGCCGAGAGCCAGAAGGAGGCCCGCTGATGGCTACGTATGAAAACAAGACCGTCGTCAGCCTGGTCGCCGGCCAGGATCTGTCGTCGAACCAGTACTACTTCGTCGAGGTGGCGAGTGACGGCGAGGTCGATCCCGTCAGCACCGCCGGCAACTTCGCCGAGGGCGTGCTGACCAACGACCCGGACGCGCAGGGCAAGGCTGCGAGCGTTGCCATCGACGGCATCGTCAAGGTGTCGTGCGGCGGCACCGTGACTCGCGGTGGCGGCGTTGCTGCCGACACCAACGGCCAGGCCGTCGACGCCACCTCGGGCGATGCCATTCTCGGCACCGCGCTGGAGGCGGGCTCGTCCGGCGACATCATCCGCATCCTGCTCAAGTACCAGGGCAGCGCGTAACCCCAACGGCTAGAGGAGAACTTCAATGCCACTTCCGACTCCGCGCGCTGTTCACGTTGACAGTGCACTTACGAACATCTCGATCGCGTACCTGCAACGCGCCGATCACTTCGCGGCCCGTCAGGTGTTCCCGAACGTCGCGGTCGAGAAGCAGTCCGATGTCTACTTCGAGTTTGATCGCGGTGACTTCAACCGTGATGAGGCCGGCAAGCGCGCACCGAACGCCGAATCGGCGGGCGGCGGCTACCGGCTGGACTCGACGGCGAGTTACTTCGCCGACGTGTGGGCGTACCACCACGACGTGCCTGACCAGGTGCTCGCCAACGCAGACGCGGCCGTGCCGCAGATGCGGGCCGCGACTGAACTGGTCATGCACAAGCTGCTCATCCGCCAGGAGGCCGAGTTCGCCTCGACGTACCTGACGGGGGGTGTTTGGGACAACGACTTCGACGGCGTGGCGAGTTCCGCCGGCTCCGGCGAGGTCATCCAGTGGTCCGACGGCTCCAATTCCGACCCGATCGGGGATATCCGGGGTGCGAAGACCACGATCCTGCGCAACACGGGGTTCGTCCCGAACACGCTGGTGCTCGGCAGCCCGGACGTCCTTGACGCCCTCGTCGACCACCCCGACATCGTCGACCGCGTCAAGTACTCGGGCGGTGTCGGCAACACCTCGCCGGCGATGGTCAACGAGCAGACGCTCGCCAGTCTGTTCAACATCGACCGCGTGATCGTTTCGCGGGCGATCGAGAACACCGCTGCGGAAGGTGCGTCGGACTCGCACAGCTTCATCGGTGGCAAGACCGCCCTGCTGTGCTATTCGGCGCCCAACCCCGGCATCATGGTCCCGACGGCGGGCTACATGTTCTCGTGGCGCAACTACCTCGGTGCGGCGAATGACATGGGTGTTGCCACCCGGTCGTTCCGCCTGGAGGAGAAGCGTTGCGAGCGCGTTGAGGGCGAAATCGCGCTCGACATGAAGCTCGTCAGCTCCGCGATGGGCTACTTCTGGGACTCCATCGTCGCCTGACGGCGACTGGACTGACGCGCCCTGCCGGCGGTCGCGAAGGCGCGACTGATACCCGACCCGGCGGGCGTGAAGGGGCAGAGTATGCGACGGCACATGCACGAGGTTCCGTTCAATCCCAACCGCACGCTATACGTGCGCAAGCCGTTCAAGACCAATGGACGGCACTATGAGGCCGGCCAGGAGTTCGACTGGCGGCGCCGAGGCGTGACGATTCGCCGCGTGCGCCAGATGTACGAGCAACGCTGGATCGTCCATGACGACAGCGTGACGTTCCCCGACCTACAGACCGAGCCGGCACCCGCGCAGCAGCCGGCGTTTGACTCGCAGGAAGCGGGGTTTAGTGAGGCTGAGCCCAACGAAGGGCAGGACGGCGAAGCCGACGACCTTGACAGCGTGCAGACGCTCAAGGGGTTGCAGCAGATCGCCGACGCTGAAGGCGTGTCACGCACGCGTAGCATCGCCTATCAGCGTTACTTGATCCGCCAGCACCGAGGTTCGTTGTAATGGCGTTCACTTACAACCAGAATCCCGGCACCGGCAACGCCTCGGACAAGCGCGACGCAGTACGGTTGCTGATCGGTGACACGGACACCAACGACCAGCAGTTGCAGGATGCTGAAGTCGACTTTTTCATCACCGAGGTGGGTGGCAGCAACTTGAAGCTCGCCGCCTCGCGTGCCGCACGGTCGATCGCGGCCCTATACGCGCGCCTGATCGACACCAGTGTCGAGGGCGTTTCGACGCACTTCAGCCAGCGCCAGAAGCACTACACCGAACTCGCGCATCGGCTGGACCAGGCATCGCGGCGCCAGACGGCGCTCGGCAGCCCGTCCTTTGGCGGCGTGTCCATTGATACGGTCGAGGACGTCAACGACGACGACGACCGCATCCAGCCCGCGTTCCAGCGCCGGCAGTTCCGCAACCCGCCGACGCATGATGAGGACGAGGAGATCTACCAGCGATGACGATGCGGCTGGAGGCCATCACCGACCGATGGCCGTGGCCGGTCTACATTATCGGCGGCGGCCCGTCGCTGAAGGGGTTTGATTTCTCGCGCCTGGACGGGCGCTTCAAGCTCGGTTGCAACCGCAGCGCTTGGGATGCCGACTGCGACGCGCTGTTCAGCCTCGACCAGCACTTCATGCGCATGGCGCGCGCAGACATCATTGCTTTTCGCGGCGAGAAGATTCTGGCCGTGCCGCAAAACCTGCAGAATCACAGGCAGATGGACGACGTGCTGTACCTCATGCATGAGCGCGGGTCCGGGCTGTCGGAAAAACCCGGTCGAGTCTACGGGGTGAATAGCGGGTACGGCGCGCTGGGTGTCGCCTATCACAAGTGCGCGCCCGAGGTGTATCTACTCGGCTTTGACTTCATGCCCGGCAAGGAGGCGACGCACTGGCACGGCGGCTACTCGTGGCACAACAAGTCAAACGTGCGCTATTACGACCGCTGGGCGTCCAACTTCGAGCGCGCCCGGCAGCAGCTTGACGAGCGCGGCATCCGCGTTGTGAACGTTGTCGGTGATTGCGGCAGCAAGGTGACGGCGTTCGATACGATGCACCTGGACGAGTTGTAGAGGCGGGCGTGCGATGAACTTCGTGACCGGCTGCGCGCGAAGCGGTACGACGCTCACGATGAGCGTGTTGCGTGCGTGCGGCGCCAACCTGGGCAATACTAACACCTTGAATGAAATCACAGGCATTCGCGACGGTCTTGTCAAGCCCTACTTGAAGCGCGCAGGGGCCGACCCGTTGGGCCAGCACCCGTTGCCGGATCATGTGCCGCCGGACGACCACTGGCGGCGCAAGGTGGAGATGGCCGCCGGCGAGGCTGACGTCGCCAAAATCATCAAGGGGGTGCTGTTCTGGCCGCTGTGGGTGCAGCATTTCCCTGAGGCGCGCTGGCTGATCGTCATGCGTGATCCCGAGCGCATTGCACAGAGTTGCGTGCGGACGTCGTTCATGCGGGCGTACACGTCCACGGACGACTGGCGCTGGTGGGCGCAGCAGTACCATGCCCGATGCAGCGAACTGGCGGCGCAGGCCCAGACGTTCACGGTATGGCCGGGGCGTTTCGTGCGCGGCGACTTCGGTGAAATTCGTGAGGCGGTCGAGTTTCTGGGCTATACCTGGAACGAGGCAGCGCGCGAGGTGGTCAACCCGTCGAGGTGGCACGGATGAGCCTGGGGTCGGAACGCTACAAGGCGCTGCGCTCGATGCTGGACTACGTCGGCGAGGACATGACGTTGCGCCGTGTGCAGAACACGGGGTCAAGCGGCTACGACCCCAGCACGGGCACGGTCGGCAGCACGAGCAATAGTGATGTGACGGTGCGTGTTGCGCTGGTGCAGTACAGCGAGCGTCTTGTCGACAACAACAACATCCTTCGAGGCGATCGTCGGGCAATCATTGCCTCTGTGGACAGCAACAACGACACGCTGTCGCAGGCCCCGAAGGCGGGTGACCGGCTGATCGGTGTAGGTGACCGGGTGAATATCATCGACGTGCGTGAAGTGCGAGCGGCCAACAGTGCGACCGTCTATGTCGCACAGGTGCGCGAATAATGGCGACGATGAGCTTCAAGGAACTGGCAGACAAGACTGGGCGCAGTTTGGAGACCGCGTTTCACGAGTTCTCACAGGACGTCGCTGAACGGGTCGTCGAGCGCACGCCAGTCGACACGGGCTTCCTGCGCGGGTCGTGGTTCGTCGCCGTCAACAGCGATCGCGGACCCAAGGGGCAGGAGGACCGTAGTGGTTCGTTCACGATCGCGAGCATCGGCGTCGCGATCAACAGCGCCCAAGTGGGTGACGTGCTCACCATCGGCAATAACGCCGAGTACGCCGAGGCGGTCGAATTCGGCACCGCCCGACAGCGCCCCCGGTCGATGGTGCGCTCGGTCATTCGCGACCATGATGCCATCATGCAACGCACGGCGCAGAGGATTCGGCGGCGATGACGGCGTTCAATGAAATCCGTGAGGCACTGGAGACGGAAATCGCCAACGTGACGGGCATCCCGGCATCAAGTCAGCGCGCGTGGGAGAACGCGCAGTTTGAGCCAACGCCCGGCACGACTTGGGTGCGCATGACACTACAGCCAACGGAACAGCGCCCAGCCGTGCGCGGCGGCAGCCCGCAACTGCGCTACCAAGGGCTGTTTCTGGTTGATGTGTTCACCGAGGTTGACCAGGGGCCATCGGAAGCCGATGAACTGGCCGATAACATCCGTGCGCAATACAGTGTCGGCACGATCCTGACCGCCGGATCAACGACGGTGCGCTTCGAGTACGCCGAACGCGGCCAGGGCACCACAGATCCGCCGTGGTACATGGTGCCCGTCGAAATCGCTTGGTACAGCTACCAAACCTGACGAGGACAGAGACATGACTTTCGCACAAGGTTCCCGCACCCGGTTGGCGCTCGTCGAGGAGTCGAGCTTCGGCGCGACGCCGTCGAATCCGTCGCTGACCGAGATTCCCTACACCTCGCACTCGCTGAACCTGACCAAGGAGCGCGTGCAGGGCAACGACATTTTGCAGGATCGTATCCCGCGCGTTGATCGACACGGCAACCGCAGTGCTGCTGGTGATATCTCGGTCGACCTGCGCGATACGGACTTTGACAGTCTGATCGAGTCGGCGTTTTTCTCATCGTTCGGCACGTCGGGCAGTGCAAGCATGACAATCGGCACGAGTCCCAAGTTCTTCACGATCGAGGATTCGGCGAACGACATCACGCAGTTTCGCCAGTTCACGGGCATGGCTGTGTCGCAGATGGCCATCAGCATCGCGCCAAACCAGATGGTGCAGGCGACGTTCAGCATGGTCGGCAAGGACATGACGCAGGCACAGACGGCGCTTGATGGCAATCCGGCCTCACCGAGCGGTGGTGAGCCATTCGACAGCTACTCGGGGTCCATCAACGAGGGTGGATCGAGTATTGCCATCATCACGTCGCTTGATTTTACGCTCTCGAACAGTCTGTCGCCGACCAATGTCGTTGGCAGCGATACGACGCCGCAGCTTGAGTTCGGGCGCGCGGTGGTCGAGGGCACGGTCACGGCCTATTACGAGGACGAAACGCTGATCGACAAGTTCCTGAACGAGACCGAGACCAGCCTTGACATCACTCTGGACGACCCGTCGAGTGGGTCGACGCTGCAGTTCGAGATGAACAGCGTGAAGTACAACGGTGCCGACGTGCCGGTCGCCGACCCGCAGTCGCGGATCATCACGATCCCGTTCGTGGCGATCTACAACGCTGGCGATTCCAGCAATATCAAGGTCACGAAGACATAAGAGCACGCGCGTGTGCGCGGGACGGCCCGTCAGTCGGGTGGCGGGTCGTCCCATCTTGACCAACCCGACAAAGGAGCCACCCCGACATGGCGAAACTATCCAGCTTCCAGTATCAGGACACCTCGACGTGTTACCTTTTCACGATTGAAGGTGAGCCGGTCCTGGACGATCAGGGCACGCAGCTTTATGTCGTTGTACACGGCAAGAAGTCAAGCGCCTACGAAAACAAGGTCAACGAGCAGCAGAATCGGCGCATCAAGAAGGCCGGAAAGGCCAGTGCCGGTATGCAGATGACCGCCGAGCAGCTTCGTAAAGAGGCATTTGAGCTTGTCGTCGCCTGCGTCGCGGACTGGCATATCGAGGATGAGAGCGGCGATGTGGTGCCCTGTACTGAGGACAATGTGCGGCGCATCTTCACGGAGTACCCCGGCATCTATGAAGTCGTCGACGCGCACATCCATGACGAGGCCAATTTTTTGACGAGTGCGTCGGCGAGCTAGTGGCCTATGCCCAGCACGAGTTCTGGCTGGCATCGACCGACGCGAAAGGCATCAGCAACCGGGCGCACTTCGAGGCCGTCGAGAAGCAGGGCATCCATGTGCCCGAACTTGAAGGCCCGCCCATCCCCGAGGGCATGGAGTCTACGTGGGCGGTATTCACGGACCTGCATGCTGCAAGGCAGGCCGGTATGGGACCGCTGCCGATCGCATGGCGCGATGTTGATGCCTATATTCGGGTGACGGGGCGCGTTCTGTACCATTGGCAAATTGAGGCCATCCGACGCCTCGACCGAGCCTGGATGGAATCGAATGGCTAACGATATCGCCAACATCGGAATCCGGGTCGACAGCACCGATGTCGAGCGCGCGCGGGATCGTCTGCACGGTTTTCGCCAGTCCGGTGAGCAGGCGCAGCGGGCGAGTCGGCGTTTTGGCGACAAGGCCCGCAGTGCGTTCGCGCGGGTCAAGGATAGTGTGGTCAGCCTACAGGGGGCGATCGGGGCATTGGCTGGTGCCTTTGCTGGTGCGCAGCTTGCCGGTGCTGTCAATCGCACTCTTGGCCAGTTCGAGGAAATCCAGCGACAGGCCGATGCTCTTGGCGCATCGACCGACAAGATTCAGGAGTTGCAGTTCGCGTTCCGTGAGGTCGGGCTTCAGCAGCGTGATGTTACCGACGCACTGGCGACCATCTCTGATCGCGCCGACGACGCCACTTCAGGGATGCAGTCGTTTGTTGATGATTTCGAGCGGTTCAATGTCGAGGTCGACAACCTGCGCGGCAAGCGTCCCGGCGAAATCTTCGACCTTGTCGTGCAGCGCATTTCCGAGATGGACAGCGAGCAGCGCCAAGTTACGGCGGCTGTGCGCCTGTTCGGAGACGAGGTCGGTCAGCGGCTTCTTCCAATCATTCGTGAGGGTGCTGCTGGGCTTGAGGAAGCGGCACAGCGCGCTCGGGAACTGGATGCGGTTGTCGGCGAGGATCTTGTCAAGGCATCCGCCGAGGCCAAGCAGGAGGTGCGGCTTCTCCGTGAGCAAATCTCGGCAGAGTTCGCACGAACCGTCGCCGAAAACGCTGACGAAATCCGCAATCTTGCCGACTCAATGAGTTCAATTGCCGAGAACACGATCAAGGCAACTGACGCATTGATTGATTTCGGCAAGCAACTGCAGTTTGGTCCAACCAACACCAATCAGTTCAATGTTGAAACGCTTAAAGGCGTCAACAAGGAAATCGAGAGGCTGCAGAGCAACCTGCAGGGGCGCGGCAATCAGACTCCACAGCAGCGTCGCAGCATCGAGGAAAGTCTGCGACAGCTCCGCGCTCGCCAGCAGCTGCTAATGCGCGAAGCAATGATGGAGATGTCCGGCAACATGCCCGAGTTGCCGCCCTTCAGGACGAGCGGCTTTGGCCTGGCCGGAGAGGGCGGCGGTGGTGGTGGTGATGGTGGTGGAGCACAAACGCAACTCGACACGCTCAACGCCATCGAGCGCAAGCTCAAGGAACTCAAGGACAACGACCAGTTCCTCGCATTGATGACGCCGGGGTCGAACCCGCGTCGTGCCGGTGGCCCCGGTGACGCACGCGGCCCGACGATACTGGAGCGCATTGACGCCCAGGTCGAGCGCATGGATGAACTGAACCGCGTCACCGAAAAGCAGGACCGGTTGCAGCAGCAGGTACAATC